GCACTCTCATAGGTCAGCCCAAGGCAGCGTGCGATTTCGCGCAACAGGTGCATCGAGAAGTCTTTGTAATTCGATGAAGGCTGATTACTGGTATGGAACTTAAGTTCTTGGCCGGGAAACAGATGGGCTAGGCGGCCATTGATACCAACATCAAGCGAGGAGCCGTCATAAAATCCGGCCAGCATGTCGATATACGCCTCCATGGGGGCCACACCCTCAGACGCCATCTTCGCTTGCTCTTGGGGCGTCAGCAGCCCCGCCAGCACCTCCTCTGTTGGCTCATCCGACGTGATCGTTGCCGCAAACAGCGTTTGCACAATCGCAGCCATCAGCGTTGCATCGGCCAGCTGGTCGAACTGGCGCGCAACCTGCAGCGCGGGCGTCATCGGCGAGATGCCGCGATGCGTGCCCGGCAGCCCGTCAAAGACATGGATCACGCGCGGCCGGCCTGCCCCGTCGCGCGCACGCACGTCATATTCCACATCATGCTTGAACAAATCCTTGCGGATTGCCCGGTAGCCCACCGGCATTCCGTCCACGTCGGTATAAACCCCGTTGATCAGCCGGTTCATACTTTCAGTTTTGCGCGACAACCGGTGCGGCGGCAGCAAACGCACCTTGGTGCCGTACCGGTTCCACGGCCTGCGCCGAAACGGCAGCTCGGCGAGTATTTCGCCAGTGATCAGCCATGAGCGAAACGCCGCACTTTGCATCTGCCCAAAGGTGCGCAGACCCTGAATATCGCATTCTTGCGCATTGCGCGCCCACAGCTCAAACCGACGTTCAACAGTTTTGCACCACTCAGATGCTTCAACGGCTGTCATGCCAAAGGTTTCGTTCTCCGGGATAGACTTAAGCCGCAGGCCAGACCCGACTGTATTGGCAACCGCCTGATCCACAGCCCCAGCCAACCAGCCGTTGTTGTGCAAAAGATCGCCCACGCGCGCTGCGGCATCATCCCACGCATCAGCGATATCGTCTTGCGCCTCGCGCAGTGCCGGCTTCCAGCCTGCAAAAGTTACCCCTCGACCACCGCGCATGTATTGCCCAGTCGGCCGAGAGGCCACCTCGCCACCATTGGTCGGCGCAGGCAGAGGTGAACCCACGATCAGATCGCGGACCTTTGAGATAATGGACATGTGTTTACCTGTTCAGTCTGCTCCCGGCATTCGAGAAGCGTTTTCGAAGCACGCCACCACCAGAAGCCCGGGAGGAGGTGGGCTCTGATGGTGGCGGCTGATCACCCTTGGCGGAACTGTCGGAGGAGCCTGAAGAAGGACCTGCCTCCTCGGACCGCTCGACACCCTCGGGGATGCGTTGAACGTTAAGCGTGTAGCCAATGGCCGCACACATGGCCTCGCAATCAAGGAAATGGTTATGGCGTGAACGCTTTACCCATTTCGGACGACCCTCGACGACCATGCGCGCCTCCGAGGTCAGCTGCTTGCAGTAGTCTTCTGTTACTTCGCTGTGGACGAAGAACGCACCCGGCACATCCATCGGCGTGCGAATGCGCGACACCACTAGTGATTTAAAAAAATCGGTCGATAGCAGAACCAGATTGACCGAATAAAGTGCGCGCTTGCCGTCAGGCTTGGCCTCAATCTTAGACACCCTGTAAGGTGGCGTCATCACATCTCGGCCCTTTGTTGGCGAGCACAGCCAGTGGTACCTACGGCAGAACTCATAGACCTTATGCTCGTTGCCAAGCTCGGGCTTGTCCGGACGAAATCCACTGTCAATAAAAACCTTTTCGACCTGCATGCCCGCCACCGGCTGCAGCATCAGCTCGGCGAGCTGCGACCAAACCTCATCGCTGTCGGTCGGCCCGTAAAGCTGGCCTGCATCGATCAGCCAAGACGTGCCACGCGCACCAAAGGCACGCATAACAAAGACCAGCGAGAACTTTTGCACATCGACGCCCATCACAAGACGCAGACCGCCCATGGGCACTTCGCCGGCCTTGTAAGGCAGGCGACGCTCCATGATTTCTTGCCATTCGGGCACGTCACCCGAGGCGATCATTGAATAGCACTCGCCAAAACTGGCGTTCATTGCCGTCTGCATGCGGTCATGATCGCCCGACTGCAGCGCGGTCAGATAGGTCTCGGCGCGCTGGCCCCATGTCACAAACGGCGAGCACAGCCCCGAGGTCCACATCGACAGGGTGGAGCTTTCTTCAGGCGCTCCGGAAACCACCGGGTTGTCATCGACCAGTGTCACACTTTGACCCGGCGCGACCATGTGGCCACGCTGGTTCATCCAGAACTTGTCATCGTCGGTATGCACTCCGCCGCAGCGAGGGCAGCTTAGATATGCGTCCCGCTTTGCCTGCGATGGTGTGGCGCGCTCCGGCCAGTGCAGCTGTTTGAAACGCGGGATGAAATACCCGTCACAATGCTTGCACGGCCACACCCAGTGGTGCCGTGTGCCTTCCTGAAACAGCTTCCAGATCGGGCTTTCCAAATCCTCAGGCGCGGACCGCGTCCAGAACTCAAGGCCACTTTCTTCGTCCAACTCGATCTCCACAAGGCCCCTCGCTGGTGTGCTGGTGATCGCGGTGACAAAATCGGCATATGTCTCGCCCCGCGCCTCAACCAGACCCAGCACATCGCCCTGCCCTCTGACATTGGCCATCATCTCGTCGAACTCATCGATCAGCGCCAATGCGGCCGGGTCAGATTTCAGAGCCGAGGAAGAGCCAGCATGCGCAAGACGAATGCGCACCCCGGCAACATGCTTGAGCGTTTTCTTCATACGCCGGCCGCGGACAACCTTGTGCTTGAGGCTCTCGGCCTCGTCGAGCAGACCCATGAGACGCGGCTCGAACTGGTCGGTCAGGAACTCACGGGTCGGGCCCACATAAATGATCGGCGCTGGCCGCTGGTCTAGGCGAGCCCCAATGATGTCGAGCATGCTGTCAGTTTTGCCCGACTGAGCTGAAGTGACGGCCACGACCCGGCGGTATCCACCGTTGTGAACCGCCGACGACCAAGGGATCATGTAAGGCGTCAGCGAAGGATCGCGTGGGCCGGGGATGCCAGCCGTCTCTGGATAAATTCGGTTTTCGGCAGCCCAGTCCGCCGGGTCACGCTTCTGGCTCGGCTTCCATATCGATTTGGCCAGTTGCCAGAGCCCGCTCCGCTTCTGCCGTGCGTCGAGATAATCGCTCGAATGCTCCATCGATTTCCTGCTCAAGCCTGCGGCGTTCTTGCATGTCTCGCGTATATCGCGCCGGGACGCCTTGGAACTCCGACCTGACGGCCGCAGCCATCTCGCCAACCACCGCTCGGGCATCCTCCACCGGGATCAGGTCCCTGCTGCGCTCTTTGATCCGCAGCTCAATCTCCCGGGTCCGGGCGTCGGTCGCGCGGTTTGCTGCGGCAGACTTGTTGTTCTTGGCCTGCAGGTCCTCGTAGTAGGCGATCACACCGCGCACGACTGACACCAGCTTGTAGCGGCCATGCGCCTCTTTGACGATGAACCCTTCCTTGTTGCGCTGCTGTATCCACTGCGTGCTGCGATCACAGAACTGCGCGACCTGCCCCACCGAAAGGGTGTTGATGGTCTGCTTTTCAGCGTCGTCGGCCATGTGTTTAAGTCTCTGTTTTTGCTTCTATTTCTGTTGATAAGCATCGGCACAAGAGCGAACGTGATTACAGAAGCGCCGCACGCCGAGGCCACCACCCACGGAGACACCGCCATGACACTTGACCAAGCCATCGCCAACCTGATCGCGGAGCAGAACGCACTCGACGCACCCTGCACCACCATGAACGCAGCCCGGGCAGCCCTGAAGCGCAGCAGCAGCCAGAAAAACCTTACCGCGCTAAACGAAGCCATCAAAGCTTTTGAAGCCCAGATCGACAAGATCGACGAAGCCCGCGCCACATGCGACCGGATCGAGGCTGCAGCAAACCTCAAAGCGCGCGCAGATCGCCACGCCGCAATGGCTGCCGCCGAGACCCACGCCCAGCCTTCGCTCTTTTAAAGCGACAAGCCTATACACCCATAAAGCAATGAAATTGCTTACAATTCTCTACACTACCGGCGCGGTATAAGCGAATGTGATTACACGAGCAGCGACGCACCAGCCACGGAGACCGCGCGATGACCAACACGATCCACACCCTCAAGGACCAGATGCCCGAGACCATCGAGGGCACAGACGGCCGCACATACTACCGCACCCGCTTTACCGGCGAGACCCTAAGCGCCTGCTCCTTTGGCGCGGGACACACGAGCCACGAATACTGGGGCTTTGTGGACGGCCACGCCGAGGACACTTTCCGCCTGCACGCGATCACAGCAACGCAATTCTGGCTCGACTGAGCCTGCCCTGCCCCACCACGGAGACCGAAATGACACGCAAGACTAAAGACAACACCGCCGCCCTTGAAGCCTTCATGGCCAAGAAGTTTGAGATCGACACGATGCTTGCCCGCCTGCAGGCACTCAGCGACAACCACTTTGAAGCGCACCCCGACGAGATCAACTGGGGCGATGTGGGCACCCTTGGCCACTACGCCGAACTGCTGAAGCAGATCACCGACAGCGCCTTCCAAGAAGGCGAGCACGCCGAATAATATAAACCCAAACCGGAGAAACCAATATGGGACGCCTCAATCTTTCTGAACCAGTCAAGGCCAAGCGCGAGACAAAGCAGCAGATGCTGATCGACCTGCTCAAACGCCCCGAGGGCGCCACCCTCGACGAGATCGTGGCCGCCACCGAATGGCAAAAGCACACCGCGCGCGGGGCAATGTCCGGGGCCCTCAAGAAGCGCCTCGGCCTGACCATCACCTCCGAGAAAGAGGAGCGCGGCAGGGTCTACAGGATCGCCTGACCGCCTGCCTTAAGCGGCATCTTCTTCCGGCTCGCCATCAAGGCGGGCCGCCATCGTTTCAGCGAAGGTCTCGCCCGACCCTTCCAGCACCGCATCCCGGCCCGTGTATTCCTGCCAGCGCCGCACTGCGACGTCGACGTAAGCCGGGTTCAACTCCACCGCATAGCACCGGCGGCCAGTGGTTTCGGCAGCGATGATCGTGGTGCCTGACCCAGAGAACGGCTCGTAGACCGCGTCGCCGGGGTTGCTGTTGTTCTCGATCGGGATGCGCATGCAGTCGATCGGCTTTTGCGTGCCGTGGCCAGTCTCGCTCTTGCGCGGCTTCTCGATGTCCCAGACCGTTACCTGCTTGCGGTCCCCAGCCCAGTGCCCGGTCTTGCCCTCGCGGACGGCATACCAGCACGGCTCGTGCTGCCAGTGATAGTCGCCCCGGCTCAAGACCAGCTGACCCTTGTTCCAGATGATCTGGGAGCGCAGCTTGAACTTGGTCGCGATCAGGCTCTCGCCCACCACGCCAGCGAACAGACCTGCGTGCCAGACATAGGCAACCTCGCCCGGAAACAAAGCCCACGCTTCGCGCCAGTCTGCATTGTCGTCGTTCAGGACCTTGCCCTTGGCATAGTCGCCACCAGCAACACCGGCCCTTTCGCGCCAGCTCGGATCGTATTCCACCCCGTAGGGCGGGTCCGTCACCATCAGGTGCGGCTTCGCACCGGCCAGCACCCGGGCAACCGTGTCGGCGTCAGTTGAGCTGCCGCAGGTGATCCGGTGGTTGCCTAGCACCCACACATCGCCCAGCCGGCTGATCGGCTGGTCCTCATCGACCTCCGGCACGTCATCCGGGTCGGTCAGGCCACCGGTTGCCTCCATCAGCGCCTCGGGCAGCAAGCCCTGCAGGTCTGCATCGGTAAAACCGATCATGTCCAATTCATCGCCGAGGCCCATACCACGCAGCTCGTCCCATTCGATCTGCAGCATCTCCGGGTCCCACTCCGACGTCTCGGCAAGCCGGTTGTCGGCCAGCGTGTAAAGCCGGCGGTCCTCGTCAGACCAACCCCGGGCGATCATCACCGGCACCTCAGCCATGCCAAGCTGCATTGCCGCCATCAGCCGGCCATGACCAGCGATGATCGTGCCGCTCTCTGACACCAGCATCGGGATCGTAAACCCGAAACGCTCCATCGATGCAGCGATCTGATCAACCTGCTCCTGCGGGTGCGTGCGGGCATTCTTTACGTAAGGCGACAGGTCCGCCACCGGCCACATCTCGATCTTCGAGGCAGGCCACCGGCTGGCGTCAAGGCGGCTCGTGGCTGGGGCTGGGCTGGGGGTCAAAACAAACTCCATCCGATTTTTGAATGAAAGAAAAACGCAAAACTATTGCGCCTAGGCGTGC